TGTAGGTTACGAATGCGAGACTTTGATGGAGAAGCAAAGATAACATTATGAAGATTTTTAATATTAATTCCTGTGCTGAAAGTTCCATAAGATGCAACAATAATAGCATCTTTCTGTGTTTCAGTAATTTCTCTTACTGATTCTCGATCCTCAGCATCTACACCGCCATGAACGAAGAATACTTTTCTTCCCTCACTAACATTTTTATTTATTAATTCAAAAAGCACCTTACCGTGTGCTTCTACCCTACTGTACAAGATGAGTGTATTACCTTGTAAATCTATTGCTAAGTTCTTGATGAAGTTGTTTCGTTTCTCATGTCCAATAAGAAACTGAATTTCATCTTCATATGTATCAAACTTCTTGGGTTTATACTTCAAGACTAAACATTGTATATCCAAGGTAGCAAGATGTCCTTGATCAATTAGTTTCTTGGTTTGGGTGACTTTATATGATGGACCAAACAGTCCTTCTAACACCCACTTATGCGTCTGTGTGCCGTCTAAAGTTCCTGTGAACCCGTATCTATACTTAGCATGATGTAATTTATCCATAATCCCAATAAGGGACTTACTTTTAAATAAGTGTGCTTCGTCTCCTATTACAACTTCATATTCTTCAAAAAAGGTGCGATCCAGTTTATACACAGACTGCCAGGTAGTGATGGTTACCTCATTTGTATTCACTCTTTCTCTGCCAGCATAGATGCGGTGACAGTGGTTTTCAGCATCCCATCCATAGTCTTGAAAGTCCTTGAACATCTGCTCCACCAGGGACGTTGTGGGAACCACTAGAAGGATTTTCTTACCAGCGTTTACAAAAAACCTTACAATAGAGTAAATCATAAATGACTTACCAGATGCAGTTGGTGATATCAATAACTTTCTGTTGTATCGTAAAGCATCAGATACAGCGTCAATTTGATAGTTCCTTGGTTTCAATGATGTGATAGATGCCATGAAGTCTTTAACCCCTTCAGGGTTTACCATCTCATTGACTTCAAATGGTAATCCGTAAAACTTGTTTTGTTCAAACTTATATGTATATCCTGCTTGCTCACAGAATGCGATAATCTTATCAAGCAAACCAACATAGATTCTTTTTGTTTTTATATCAAACAAGTGAATCTCACCATTCCAATGCCTTTTTCGGTACTGAGGCATAAACTTCATATTGGGAACTTCAAAGGTAAACTTATCCCTCAGTTCATATTCAACATGTGGATCTGTTGTTACCTTTAAGTAAACTTCATTTACTTTTTCAATGACCAAGTTAGTCATAATAAAATCTCACCTAGAGATATTTATTAGCTATTTAAAAACTTGTGTTCTAAAATAATTCTATAGAAATGATCACGCATAGAAATCATATCTTCCTGTTCTTGTGGATCACCGCCTGCCCATTTATCGACAGCTTGTTTTAGTCCAGTATGAATACAACGAACTGCTTGTATTGGTAACTCTAAATGATAGTAATCTTCTTCCATTATCCTAATCCTGAACTAAATCTCATAAATTCAATAGCGTTTTTAATCTGATAAGTTCTATTGGATACTTGTTTTAAAATTTCTTCAAGATACCTTAGCGTTGTATCGTAATAATCGATCTTCAAGTTGCAATTAGATAATTTTTCATCTGCGTCAAGATACTTTTGCATAGTATCTTTATCTCTGATTTTCTTAGGAAAAGGATTCTCAATATAAACTTCAGGGTCTGCTTTTCCTGAGAAATATTCGTATCGTTCGTGTCTAATATTCTTTCGTTGCTGTTCTGCTTTCTTTCGTAGAAGCATTACAGTATTATACATTTCATAATATTTGGCATGTAAAACAGGAATGTTCAACGATTCAGTATGTAAGTTATCTGGATCAATCTTAGAATCACTCTGCCACATGCTTTGGATCGAATCCAAATCAATCATGGGCAACAACCAACTGCTTCAATATTGTATATATCATACTTGAAAGTGACCTGCGCTGTAAAGTATTCTACATCAGGATTGGTAGCATCAAACTGAATTGTTGACAATGCGTAAGGAAATATATTGTCAAAATGTATCTTGAAGTTAGGATTTAAAAGTGAATCATATACAACGATCGTAGCATCTGAATAAATGTTTAAACCATATTCCAAATCAGGTCTTGCTACACCCTGTGTATCATCTTGAAATTCGTAGATTTGTTCTAAAGACTCTGGAAATCCAATTCCTCTGATCCAGTTCTGACACTCAATGTAATTCTCTAAGTTCTCATCAACCATAAACTGAAGTGTAAGGTCACCAAACTCGATCATTTCACCAGGTTGTGGTATATTCTTCAGTCCTTGAGTGGGTTGAATCGTAGTGCCAAGAAGGAGGTCTGGAATGTTTACACTATTTCCAAAGAAAGCAATCTTAGGTGCTCTTGAAATAATCATCTTAAACCCAGAAGGTTGAAGAAAATTTCTATCAGCAATCTGTTTTAATTTTGTTTTCTTATAAACAGAATTACCACGAATAGGTTGTCTTATTCTTACCTGAGCAGCGGTGCTCAGTGGGTTAATGCCAGTTCTGCGTTCTCCAGATGAAGTCATAATCTTTTTTGATTATTTATTGAAAAGCATAAAAAAAGGAGACCCGAAGGCCTCCTTGTATAATATGTGACTGTGATCACATGAGGTTCTTAACAGCAACTCTTCTGTAGTAGCGGTTGCTGTTGACGCGAAGACGTCCCAGACCCTGAGTGGTTCCTTCTGCGAAAGGATTAGCGACCATGCCATAGCGGGTCTTAAATCCAATTTTGGGTTGGAAGGTGTCCTCTCCAACGGCGCGAACCATCTGGAGGGGAACGTAGGGGCAGTAGAACAGACCTGCGTCATAAGGTGAAGTACCCTTATAACCAACGACATAATACTGGTTACCGGAGTTGGTTGCTGTGTTAGCAGCAGCCAGGTTAGCAGCATAGGGGTCGATGTAAACGCGGAACTTACCGTTGATGGTTCCAGCAAAAGTGTTGCCAGCGTCGTCAACGTTCAGGTTAGCATTCAGTGCAGGAGTGTAATCCAGGATTCCTGCCATGGTCAGTGCGGAAGCAACGTCTGCGGAACACAGGATCATGTTGCCCTTTCCGCGACGAGTTCTTTGTGCGATTGCGTTCGCATCACGCTCGATTTGGAACAGCAGACCCTTGAACTTCTCAACGCTCCAGCGACCGTTGGAATCAACGTCAAGGTCAAATACACCAGCGGTAGCAGTGTTGGAAACAGCGCCTTGCTCAGCGATCTTGTAGATGGTACGGATAACCTCGCGGTTGATCTCTGCCAGGATCTCTGTGCTAAGGATGTTAGCCAGTTCTGCTTCAGCATTCAGACCATGAATTGCCTTCAGGTCCTGTGCCAGTTCCAGGGAGTATTCTGCTTTCAGTGCTCTTGACTTAGCAGTTACGGTGACTTTCTCAATCGAGAATGCCATCTGGTTGAACTGATTGCCTGAACCATTGCCCAGGTTCTCAGAATCACCAGTAACCATGCCCTGACCTACGTCATAAGCAGTGGAAGTTGCGGTGCCAACAGGGTTCAGAACGGAGGGGTTCGTACCAGACTGTGCAGTTGTACCCAGACCAGCGTTAACGTCTTCGAATCCAGCAGTCAGGTCGAATCCGTCGTCCTGTCCAGAGAATGCAGAATCGGGTTCGTTGAAGAATGCTTCGGAACCAGATTGTGATTCATATCTGGAACGCATTGCGAAGATGAGTCCAGTAGGTCCATTCATTGGCTGAACGCCTGCCAAGTCATATGCGACTAGGTTGGGCATAGAGCCTCTGATCAGTGAAATCAGAACAGGATCAAAACCTGCAACGGGACCAGTTTCTGTTGCACCACCGCCGAAACCACCTGAAGCACCAGCAGCGTTACCACTGTTGGTTGGGGTTTCCATCAGGTTAATACCTGAGTTAAATGCTGATTCCTCTTTCAGGAATTTTTCTTGGTTTTCTAGCAGGACTGCGGTAACTGCTCTTCTGTGTGAATCTTTGATTGAATCAAGACCCTCATAGTCGAGAAGGGGACTCCACTTTTCCTGCAGATGTTCAGATTGAAACATTTGCTTTTACCTTAAAGATTAGTTGTTTGTTTGAATTCTATAAAATTCAAGAATTTCTAAAAGCACCAAGTGCTCTCATGTAGGACTCCATTCCTGTCGAAACAGGTGCATCGGTAGTGTCTACACCCTCAGAAAGGGTTTGAGGCGCTGCTGCCTTAGTCGCGGGAGTTGTTCTTGCGAAGTATGACTCCTTCAGAGTCTCCAGCTTTTCACGATATTCTTCTTCACTTTCAAACTCAACACTTTCGGCAAGTGAAGCGAGCTTCTCTTTTTGGGTCTGTGCAAGACCTTCAGAGATTTCGTCAAGAATAGAATAAGCAGTTGACTCAGCAAGTCGCTTATTTAGATGAATATTCTTGTCGATTTGCTCATTGAGCTTGGTCTCCATTTCATCAAGTTTTTCTACCATGCTTTCAAGTACATCATATTTTTCTTCAGGGATTGTTACATAATGTTCTTCAAAAAGACTCTTCATTCCACCAAGGAATGACTCAGTCATTTCAGTCTTAAGACCTGCTTCAACAGCAAGTTGATTTTCTACCATCCACTCTTCGCAGACGTACTCAAGATATGCATCAACTCTTTCGGGCAGTGCTTCCCTAAGACCTTCCTTTTCTTCAGCAAGCTTTTCAGCATACTGAATTTCCAGTGCTCCTCGGCTTTCAGTGATTTTAGAATTAAGGGCTGCTTCAAAGACTACTTTTGCTTTCTCTTTGAATTCTTCGGAAAGTGCTTCACCACCAAGAAGTGCATTAACATCTTCTTCAATGTCAATACTATCTTCTTCGATTTCCTCTTCTTCAGCGA